TCCTCGGTTACGTCAAAAAAGTCTCTTGAATCTATTTTTAACATTCTAAAATGTTCTCTTATATTATCTAAACTTTGGGAATACTGTGTAGTATCTTTGTCCACAGACCCCATAGAAGTAAGTTCCTTCATTATGTTGTTTGTCATACCTTCAATAAACTCTTTAGTAAGATACCCAGTCATATCACCTTGTTTGTCTTCCTTCAAACTGGCAGTCTGCATAAATGCTAGTAATGCGGACTGTACTTCGTCTCCGCCACCTGCAGCTATGCCCATTTGAGAAGCTCTAATCATTTCCATAACTGCCAAAGGTACTGAAGCTTTTTGTGTTTTCTTTCCCCCATCTACTATACTTGACTCTACGGTTTCTACTAGCTTAGTACCCATTTCTTTTATATCTGCGGTTTTTAGAATATTGGCTAAATGGTCAACTGCTTTTGCCATTTCCATCATAGGTTCTACCCCTTCTCTAATAGAATCTCCTATGGATTTTAATTTTTCTACATTAAATCCTACGATAGCGTTGTTTAGTTCCCCTGCTGCTGACTCAGAATCTTCTAGTTTGTCTTTTAAGTCTTGTACGGCTTCTTTTGCTTTTGCTACGCCAGGAATCATATCGTAAAACATAGTAGCAATTGACAAGAACATAAATACACTAAATGCGGAATTTATTATTCCACCTAAAGCTGCAAATGCAGGCCCTGCTTTAGCAGCTCCTTGAGCTAACTTAGCCATTGCATTTTGTCCTATTAATTTAATTCTAATTAAACCTTTTTCTGCTTGTAAAAGTCCTGAAGATAATCCTAGACCTACTTTTTTTCCTGTAACGTTAGACATTGCAACAATTTTTTTGTAAGCGGCCTCTTGAATTGCAACTTGTCTTTTCGTACTTACACCAGTAGCTTTTTCTTGTTTTTTTAATGCGTTAATGTGTGCTGATATTGACCTTTTTTGGTTAGCAGCAGATTTTTCAAAAAACTCTTTTTCAGCCATTCCTCTTTTCTTTAAAGATTGTTTAAAAGCTTTTGAAACTGTTGATGTAGTTTTATTCTGTTCGATTCCTAATTTTTTATATTTTTTACTATTACCGTCTAATTGTGTATTTAATTCTGTGATTCTTGATTTTGAATTATTAACCCAGTTTTCTGTTGCAACACCTACTCCTTTTAGTCCAGGCATAATATCATTTGTTAATCTTAAAGCAAAGATACCTAAAACTCCAAATAGTATTGGTTTATTTCTATCTAAGAAAGATATAAAAGTGTTGATTGCGGGAAGAATTGTCCCTGAAATTGCTATTCCAATATCTCCTAAAGATGTTGTGAATGCGGTGATTTGATTGGTTAAATTATTAGCATCGTCTCCAATGGCTCCAAAGTTGCCTTCTAGCTGTTTGTTAACTTCGTTGTACACAGCTGCCCTTCTTTGAGCAATGGTAAGTTTGTCTGCACTTGCGCCTATACTTGCTGCATAGTTTCTTGTTGCGATATCTAGTCTTAAAATGATACCTAATTCATCTAGTAGTTCGGGTTCGGCTTTTGTCACACCACGAATCAATCTGTTGAATGAGTCTGTCATATCTCGACCTAATGCAACTGAAGCTCGTTTTGCTCCTTCTGCTAGTCCTTCAATTTGATCTGCACTAAAACCTGCTGCTGTTGCTATAGCTGTTTGTTGTGCTGCTGTTTGAAAATCAAGTAATCCATTAGTTGCTTCTCTAACTCTGTTTGTTATAGTAAGTAAGGATGTACCAGTAACTTTTGTAAGTGTTTCAAAACCTTTGATTTGTTGTTGAATATTTTGTGCATTTTCTAACGCTCTGAAAGCTGCTGTAACAGCAAAGACTGTTGATGCAAGAATCGCATATGATTGTACAAGGCCACCAGTACCTTGTTGTAAACGTGAAAAAGATTTTGACGCAGATTCTGTACGTCCTGACATAGATTGTAAATTTCTACGAGTATCACCCGCAGATTTACCTACACCAGCTATATCTTTACTGGCTGTTTTTGCTCGTCTTCCTACCTGTTTAAGAGTACCGTCATCAGTAACCTCAAAACTTATAATTGCGCCTTTTTTCTTTTTTGTCATTATTTCCTACTTTTTGCCTTTCTTCTTTCAGCCTCGTGTTGTTTTTTCACTTTGTCATTTAACATATTTGCATGTTCATGTTCTATATGCTTTAAAAAATATAAAGTTTGGGGTGGATTTGAAATTTCATACACTTTTATATATGTACTAAGTGCAGTCATATCTTTGCCTTGATAATAACCACTCATTCCGTCCCACTTATCCGATAACATTCTATGTAGGAAAAACGCCTCTTGAACTTCTAAAGGATAAGAGCTCATCTCTGGAGGCATTTTTTTAGGGTCTGGTTCTTGATTTAACTGTTCGCAGACAGCAAGATATTTATCAACATCTATGCCCTGGTCTACGAAAGTTCTCTTAATTAGTGCAAGTATTTGTTCTACTTGCTCTGCGTAAAATTTTCCAGATCTCCTACAGTATCAGTTACCCATTGGTCAAAATCACCTGAATTTCTCATTAATAATTCAGCGTTATCTTGTGTGTATTCAAGTTCATCATCTAGATTTAGTTGAGATACATCCACCAATAGAAACTCTTCTAGGTACTTGTATTTTAATCCATTCCAACCTTTTATTATCGCTGAGACGTATTCTACCATAAACAGATCTTCATCTAGCGTATCTTCAAAGGCTCTAGTCTTTTTATTAAACTTTTGCTTTAAACACTTATTTCTTAGTTTGACAAGTTCTTCTCTACTTAAGTAGCAAAGAGATACTGCGAAACCTGTATATCCTGGGTAATCTATCTCAACTGTTTTGCTTGGAGTTAATAAACTCTTAAGCGATACTGGTTGTTTACTTTTTTCTTCCGTCATTTTTATTCCTAATAAAGTGAGAGGGCCGAAGCCCTCTCGGGTTTGTTTTAGCTAGCGTGGTAAGTAAGTTTTACTTCGTTTGCAGCTTGTGTCTTAGTTGCTGAAGATAAATCAGTTGCTAAGCCGTGGAAGGCTACGTCTACTGATACTACATCTTCAAAACTATGAGCTGGTAATTCTAAATGTGCTTTTGGTACTTCAACATTACATCGTGGGCTGTTTGCAGACCCTCCGATAGAGAATGTTAAATCAAATGCGTTAGTAATTACGCCTCTAGACTCTTGTAGTCTTTCAAATAAGTCTAATGACCCATTTGCTGTGTCGTTTAGATAACAAGTAAAGTTACCTGAAACTGATCTTGTTCCCATTACATGTCCTAATGGAAGGTTGACTGTACCTAGTGTTTCTGGAGTTAGATAAGTAAGATTATTTTCAATTGTAATATTACCACCTGTTAATGTAACACCATAGTTATAGTCAGACCCGCTGTCAACATCTAATGCTCCTAATGTACCTGTTGATTCTGATACATCAAAAGTCATAGCTAAGTCTGTTAACTTTTGTCTTATAAAGTTACTTGTTGAACTTATACCTTCATCTACTAATCCAAGTGTTGTTTCACCACCTGCATCTGTAACTAAAGTTGCCACTTCTTCTACTTGTTTACCATTTCCAGACCAAGCAATTTGTGCTAATCCTTCAATATCAAAGTCTATGGAAGCTGAACCAATTGAACAATCAGATACTTTATATATAGTTATGCCTGAACCAGTTGAATATGTTCCAGGTGTACTATCTTTTGATGCTCCAAGTACAAAAAACAAATCAAATACTCCAAGAGTTACCTGATTTGAGTTTTCAAAGTTAAAAACATTTGGCTCATAATCAGTCATAGTTCCTGTAGAATCGGATCCTGTACCGTCATCATAATTACTCGCAGACATCGCAGACCATAAAGGCCCTTCTACTGCAAACTTTTTCGCACTACCTGCGTGTTGCTTGTTACTCACGCCGCTTGTTATAACGGACGGAGCTCCTGAAGCAGACACTGTAGGTCGCATATACGTTGAAAATGACCATTCTGCTGGTGCAAAAGAATCAGTAAACATCGCTCTACCTCTTTTAGAGTACCCAGTTGATGATGCCGCTTCATTCAGAGTAATCTCTGAAGTGTTTGTTCCTTGACTAAAACTAAAACCGTCTAATACAGGGATCTCATATAGAGCCTCTTTAGCGCTCGTTCCGTCTAGGCTATGCGTCATAAATACTTTGGTATCTCTACTAAAGAAAAATGCCATTATTTTCTCCTATTTAGTACCGAATCTCAATGGTGATTTCTCCTACACCAAGAGGTTCCAATACTCCTTCATCTGTATCTACTGTACCGATTGTTGTCTGTACTGTAGACTGAGATGCTCCTGTCGAATCGTAATACGTTAAGGGATCTTTATCCTCTAGTATTGTTTCAACATCTTCTAACAACTCTTCAAGTGCTTCGATAACATCATTGTCATCTGAAACGTAACATCGAATCGTTATTCTTAAAAATCTAAATCTAAATCCACCGCCGTCATATTCACGAGTTTCTGTACCTGCTCCAATATGGATGGTAGGAAATTCGTTTACTTCATCCCAAAACTTTAGTCTTCTTTCTACATTTGAGACTGCTGTTCTAAAAGGTGGAGTTCCATTAATTTGCTCTAGCTCTGTTGCTAAAGCTTCTACTATGGCTCGTCTACGCGTGGTATGTTTCCTTGCTAGTGACGCTTCCATTATAGTACTCTTACTCCAAATCTACCACCTAACATTCCTGTGGCTACTTGTCTTACTGACGTTTTTATTAATCTTTCAGGGTCTCTTTGCGCAGTATACATTTTTCCCCCTCTTGCAAATGTTTCATACGGGTCATTTCGGTAACTAGTTTCTATCATTGTATTACCACCTCTCGGCCCTTGTGTTATATTATCTACTCTTACCGAATTTGCAAATCTACCTGTTCTATAATTAAGTGCAGGTGAGTGCATATTCATTGCAACTTGTACGGGTAACATTTCATTAAGCAGTGCTTTTAAAGCCATTGGATTTGTCCCTGCTTTCTTTTCAACATGTCCCATACCTCTGCCATATCCCGAGGTTTTTTTAACATTTTTTCTTCTTTGTTGTTTTTTTGTTACTTTACCTTTTTTAGCTCTAATTTTGTCTCTTTGGTTGCTTTTGACTGTTCTCGCATCACTTAGCATTTTTTTATTAACTTTAAGTCTCATGTCAGGATGTATCTTATGTGGAAATCCTAAAAGTTTTTCTATTACTATTTTTCCTGCTGCTGCTGTTAAATGTTGTTTAGGGCTTCTAGAAGTTTCCATCTCTTCATCTGTAAGCTGATTAGATAAACTTTTAATCACTGAACTTTCATAATTATTTATAAACTTTTGAAGTTCTTTACTATCATAATCCTTCATTGTAGCATTTTTATTAGCAGGGTCAAAAGTTATTTGAACCTTAAGATTTTTTCTCATATCTTCTACTGACATATTAAGATATTGTTCTAATCCTACTTCTGTTAAAAATGCTTTACTATACTCTTCGTAAACTCTGTCATATAGGTTATTTATGTTGTGTCCTGCATTTATGGCTTGTGTAAACTTTCCTTCTTCTATAGCGCTGTGTCTTTCAGACGCATTTTCCTTCATCTTTTCTGCACCACCAAAAGCTGCTACTGTTGTTCTATTACTTTTTGTTCCGTGTAAAGCACTTAACCTAATTCCTTGTCTACCTTTTTTCTTGTCTGCTTTATAGCCCTCTTGCATTTGTGAACCACTTAACCCACTTCCTATTAACTCATTTATATCTTTTCTAACGTTATTTACAACAGTTCCTTGCATAGCCCCCATTGCCGCTTGGTTAGTAGTAAATGTACTTTTTGCTCCTGATGTTAGAGTGTGTTTATTACCATACCCCTCCATAGGAAAGTTAATCTGTAAAGTATTACTACTACTCTGATAACTTAATTTTCTAGCTATTTTGCCACCTGCTAAGCCGCTGTATTCTTTTTGATGCTGTGCACCTGTAAACCCTCTTCTTACATGCCCTGTTATTATACGGGCTAAATCTTTATCAGGTACTGTTAAACCATTATCTTTTAGCACTCTTCTACAAACTTCTTTGACATTCTTTTCTACATCATTTAAGTTTATTGTAAATTCGTGTCTATAGCCTTGGTTTATCGCGTCTCTGTCTGCTGCTCTAATAGCCTTAGTAATTTCGTCTTTTACTAATTGAATCATTAAATAACCACTCTGTACAAATCCAACACTCTTTTTATATGGTCTGGAAAATCTGAGGAAGTTCTTAT